CGGTAGCCGGTATCCGGAAAATACTTCCGGCTCTCCAGCCTTACACGCCGTCCGATGAACAGGTCCGCACCGTGCTCCTCAACCCATACATGGTCAGTCGGGGCCTTGTAGACGCCGATGTCCTGCCAGTGTTCCCGGTTGTACTTGTCTACGGCATCGCTGAACTCCTTTTCGGCCGACGGGTAATACTCGTCGGGCATGCGGATATTCCAGATTATATAACGGTCGCCCACCTTCGGGACAAGCGTGTCACCCGGAAGCTGCATGCCGTCATCATAAGGCCAGATGGTCACAATCTCGAACTCACGGGTATCGCTGTCGAAATTGACATCGAAATAGTGTCCGTCATCCTTGCCGAGCCCTGCAAGCTCACCGTCCTGGAACGATACGCGCTTGACCGCTCCGGGAAGTTCATAACTGTTCGGGTCAAAATCCAGGGAAGCGTCACTGAAATAATATACCGTGTAGGGTTCACCGTCCTTGTCCTTCACCTCCTTGCTGCGCACGCCGCTTACCGTACCCACACGCCTGGGATAGATACCGCTGAAGGCATCGCGTTCGTAGCGGTCGAATATGCCGTACTCGTCAACGCCCACCTCGACAAACTTCTTCCCGCCCGGAAGCATCAGGCGGCTGCTGCCGTACTTTTCCGGGTCGATGTTGCGCGAGGAGCCTATCGGGAACAGGCGGGTGTAGAACCCGGCCGTGCTGCCCGTGACGCGTTCCAGGGAAACCAGCCCACCGCCGTAACCCAGCGTGATGCTTTCCCCGTGCTCGCAGCGGCAGACGTTCACCGTCTGTCCCTCGACCCACCATTCGGCCTTGCCGCCCACTTTTTCGGCAATCGCCTTCAGTGCCTCATTGCAGTACATCCCCTCGTAATCTATGACGATGAGTTCCGTACCGTCAACCTGCCCGACCTTCCAGTCGGTGACATCCCCCATGCCGGCATTGACGGCACTGACCACCAGCGCCACATGCTCCCGCGGCGTAGCTGTCAGCGTGAACACCGGTTCGGCATCGCCGTCCGTCGTCTCCAGTACAAGGAAACGCCTGACGAGGCTCTCGATGCCGTACAGTTTCAGATCGTAGCGCCATTCGCCTTCACTCACCTGCTTCGGCGTGTAGCGTTCCGTCAGCCAGTAACGCTCGCCCATGAAGTCCGTGTAGTCGTTCACATCGACGGCTATATGGGCATGGTGCGTGAAGGAGAGGGCCAGCACGTTGTCACCCTGCACCTCCTTCCGCTGGGTCGAGCTGTCGTCAGCGGCGATGTCCGCCCGCCTGTTTCCTTTCCTGTCGTATATCGTAATCATGTTCGGTTATCGTTTAAATGCCGTTTGAATGTCTTTTTAATCCGTCAGATGACCGGTACGGGTTCACGGAACTTCACCTTGAACTTGCCCGCATGCACTCCCTCCCTCCACAGATAGGTCAGCGGGGTAAACTTCGTGCAGTCCGCATATTTCAACCGCAGCTGCAGCCCCAACTGGGGGAGGCTGATGTCCAGCCAGCCGTCTTTCCCCTGTTTCAGGAAGTTCACAAAGGCGAAGTACTGTCTCATCCATCCCGCCTTTGTCCGGTTGAACAGGGCGAAGTTCAGCGTCACGTCACGCGCCTCGTTCCTCGGGGTGAGCACGGCGCTGTATTTCTCCCCGTGCTCCTCCCGTATATCCACGGCCGTGTCCTTCTTGGCCTTGCTCGGGGTCAGGATGGCCGTCAGGTTCTCCATGCCGCCGCGCCGGTCTTCCACCAGGAATACACCGTATTCAGTCCAGATGTCCGTGCCGTTTACCAGCACCAGACCGCTCAGTATATCTGCCATATCAGTTAAATTTTATACCGTCACGTTTTATCGTACGTATATCTTCCTTTATCTCGCCCAGGCAGGCGGTACCCAGCCTGGTGTGCTCCTCTATTTTAGCCAGGTATCCTTCGGCAGCGCTCATCTTCTCCGCGACGTTCTCGATGCCGCTGTCCATGCTTGCCCAATGCCGGAGACCGCCGGTGAACATGCCCTCCAGCTTCGTGCCCTGCTCCTGCGTCATGGCGGTGAAAGCGCCGGGCTTGCCCGTCTGCACCGTGCCTTCCTCCTGCACCTTGTCGTAGCCCGTGGCGGCGGCAAGTTTGTCACGGAGCTTCATGGCTTCTTCCACATACTGCATGTACTCATCCGTCAGCGCGTTCCGTTCCGCTTCGGTCAGATCGTTGTCCTCCATCGCCTTGCCGAACTTCTCCCACCAGCCCTTCAGCTTATCGTTGTACAGCTCGCCGATCTTATTGCTCAGCATCGCACGCATGAAGTATTCCGAAATGTCCTCAGCCGCATCCTTGGCACCGTACTTCATGTTCATCAGGTTGTCGATGAAGCTGCTGTACATACCGTCGAATGAAATACTGGTCAGCCCCTCATACAGCTGGTCGGTCAGCTCCTCCAGCTTGCCGGCCTGGCCTATATAGTCATCCAGCTTCTCGGTCAGTCGCCCGCCGTAGCCGCCCTTGCCGGTGTTCTGGATTTGAGTCCACATATCCACGTTGCTGCGTAGTGCCTTCATCTCCTCCGGGCTCAGGCTCCACAGGTTCCCGTCCCACTGGCGGCCTATCTGCCCGCTCAGTTTGTCAATCTGTGCCTGACTGAATCCGCCCCAGTAGTAGTTCCAGGAATGGTGGCTGCCGCTGTAACGTGCCTGTTCCTGCGCTATCTGCAGATAGTTCGCATTCGTCTCCTTCTGGTATTTGTACGCATCCCGGTAAGCTTCCACCGATTTAGTCCCCTTGCTTGCCTTGATGGTATCGGTCAGATCTTCGATGGAAGTCTGCAGTCTCTCGTTCCGGTCCGTAAGGCGGTCTATTGCGGCCTGTACCTCCTTGGCATTTCCGCCAATGCCGAACAGCTTGTTGAAACCTCCGAAAGACACCGTATTCAGCAATCCTCCGATACCATTCACAAGGGAACCGCCTATCTGTTTGAACAGGTCCCCACTGAGGATATTGTCGAGCATTCCGGTTATCGCATTGAAGATGGTGTCTATCAATGATGAGATAATCGGGCCAATACCGTCTTTCAGCAAATCCAGTATGGAAAGAATGGCCGATATAATCTGTCCGATGACTCCGGCACTTGACAGGGTCTCGGACATCTGACTGATGGCATCACCGACCTTGCCCCCAATATTCAGTTTTGACAGCCCGGTAAGCATATTCTGGATTCCTTCAAATGACCCCTGTAAGGTTCCGCTTGCAAAACCGTGCAATCCGTCGGATACCATGTTCAATCCGTCAACCGTGTCCTGGGAGGCTATTTTCACATCCCCGGCAAGTGTTTTCATTTCGGAAGTGGCATTCTGGTACTCTTCGTCAGCTGAAGCACTGGCCGATTGGGCCATTTGAAGAGCGATTTCGGTACGTTCTATTTCTGCCTGGTTGCCGTTCTCAAGCGCTTTGTTGTAATCGGTCTGCGCCGCCTTCAACCGGCTGAATGCCGCTTCCTGTAGCAGTTCCGCATTTTGCACACGTGTTACGGCATCCCCCAAAGCGTGCATCTGCGTTTGTAACCGGGCAAAATCCAATGTCCCGTTTCCGCCGGGAAGCATGCTTTGAATACGTTCAATGGCATCGTAGACGACCTGCTGGTCTGCTGCTCCCGAACTTTTGAACTCATCCGTCTTGACATACTGTTTAAGCTCGCCAAGCAGGTTCTTCATCTGGTCTGCAAGCAGACCGGTCAAGTCCCCGAATGCCGCCCCCCAGTCTATCTTTTGGGAAAGGGCTTCCATATCCACTTTATGCACAGCCGAATCACGCTGCTTCTCCAAAGTCAGCCTTTCTCCCTGAGACTGCGCCTTGCGGATTTTCTCCGCATATTCCTCAGCGATGGCCAGTTTCTGCTGCTGGAATGTCCCGTATTCCTTCAAATAGTCACGCATGGCTTCCGCCTCTTCCCTGTACACGTCCGATTCCGCTTTTTTCCGGGACTCGGCATTTGAGGCACGGGCTTTTTCAAGTTCATCCTGTTGCTCCCGGGTAAGTCCGTTATCTCCGGTGGACAGACCGGCTTCCTTGTTCTCCCGCTTCCAGGCTGCTTCCTGTCGGTTAATTTCTTCTTTCCTCGCGTTATAGTCATATTCGATTTGTGCCAGTTTCTTTTCGGTACCGGCTTGCATACGGTCTATCTCTTCCTTCCGGTTCTCGGCCTGCAGGGCGGCAAGATCCTGCGCCAGCCTGCGCTCTGTGGCAAGCCGTTGCTTGGCTTCCGCTTCCGGATTCTTCCCGGACTGTTCGGGGTCGGTATGTCCGCCGATATTTCCTTTTTTGGCTGCTTCTGCCGCTTTCTTTACCTCTTCCTCCGCTTTTTTCAGATAACCGTCGCGTTTGTTTTCGGCATTTTTCAACAGTATGTCATAAGCTTCCTGATCATGTTTCTTAATGGCAGCCTGTGCATCATAGAACTGCCCGGATTCTGCCATGCTTGACTGCATGATATATTGTCCCCATTTCCCGAAAAAACCCATGGCGCTTTCCGCCTCTTCCGGTTTCTGCGCCTTGATTTTATTCACCTCTTCATCGGCTTCT